TTCTCATAGCATTATCATATTCTTGTTCGACCTTTGCCCAAATCCAAGGTCGAACCTCATGATTAGATTCCAAAACCTTATGACCTAATTCATGAATAATAGTACCCATAAAATCTTCTTTAGCATCTGATGCGGATATTGATTTTGACCAGCGTTCATAATAATCAAGTTTTGCTAATAAACCCCCACAATTATTGATACTCATGTCACCATTATCTAAACTGACTGCACCAGCAACCTCATCCCCATACTCCAAAGCATCACCAGCTTTAGTGATGGTATATTTAAGGATTATCTTTCCAATATCTAATTTATCAATTTGCCATTTAGGTATAGTTCTTTCTCCATTAACAAATGGGTTAGGTTTACCAATACCATCTAATGCCTCTAAGAAAATTCCAGTGACCCTATTAAGTGCCTCTTTATTTTTCCCAAATCCTTTATAAGAAACATTAGGTAGTAATTTATCACTAATCTCATTAGCCGTATAAACATTTTGAGTACCCAGAGATGCTTCATCCTCATCTACAGGAACATCAGCATCTTCTGGTCTTACCCACCTACCCGGTTTTTCCCAAGTACCAGTTTTCGGTACAAGACCTTTCCCTTTAGCGGAAGCAATAGCTTCAGCAGTGACAGCTTTAAGTAACCAAACAGCTAAATCATCAAAACTTTTGCTTACATAATCATCTTCTGAATCATCTGAGGAATCAATTTCTTCTGCTCCTAACCATTCATTAAGCAAGGATAAAGAAACATTCTCTGGAGTGGAAGTTAAAACTTTCGCCCAATTCTTTTTACCTATAGTCTTTTTATTGTCCTTACTTGAACCAAATGTTCTAGTAAAAGTATTAGTGCCTTCTGATGTATGGGCTGTACCAGAAAAACCACCGTCTCCACCATCTTGTTTTTGAAGCCATTGGTCTGAGGATTTTATTAAGGGGTTATTTAAAGTATCCATAAGGGAGTGAAGCTGAATATTGTTTTTCTTTACATCACCAGCATTAACTTCAAGGACATATTTAGAGGGTCGCAAAGAAACTAAACGCTCATTATTAGGTTGAGCATTTTCAATAATCCATTTAACTCGCTTATCAGCCCCAATGAAAATAATATCCAGAGGAATTTTCATATTCCTCATATGGAAAATACGATTCATTTCATCAGGAAAAGTAAAAAGCATCCCATGATTAGATGAAAGATGCGTTCTAAAAGACAAACCAAGACTATGGAGATGAGGAGTGTTCGCTACTTCAACTCTATAATTAGTTTGGTTAATCCTAATATTGTGCAGTTGTGGCATAAGCCGTTCTCAAAATAACTTAAAACACTACTCAACTTTACTCTCTGGTTCTGGATAACCCTTAGACTGCCACTCTTGCAACTCTCGTTGAATTTCAACCAAAGTTGTACCTTTACTCATATAAAATGTGGAATAATAATTTACAGTTACAATTAACGATACAGGTTCATCATTTTCCCAAACAACATTAAATAATGACCTGTGAAAAGTGTTTTCTATCCATTGTTTCGCTTCAAAAGGTAGCAAAGAAGTGTCACTGCCGTTAGATATCGTAGAGTTCGTTGTCATCTATATCCTCACCTTCTTCGGGGGCATACATGGATGTTTCTACCTTACTCTTACGATTTGCTGATAAATTATGTTTAATATTTTCATCATGTGGTGGATGACCATCATGTGTATGTAAATATTTTTCAATATGCATTAAACTACCGTTTATAAATGTAGCTTCGTAATCATCATCTGCACTATTAAAAATGACTGTTTTCCCATCTTCACTTACCTGTTTAATTATCGGAGCAAAATACCCTTTATTTAAAATTTGTTCATGCCACGTTCCAGTAGATTTTCTCATTAATTGTAATCCAAGAGAATCTAGCGTTGGTGTAGAAGGAATATCTCCCTCACCACCTTGTTCTTGACCACCACCCATTTCTGGAGGCATTTCACCACCGCCCATCATTCCACCCATCATTCCACCCATTCCACCCATTTGGTCGGGTGGTTTAGCTTCTCCCGAAACTAAGAAATCAATATCATCAACACTAACTCCAGATGAACGAGATTTAACATCAAATCCCATCTGGAAAAGCATATTAGCAACACTAACCCTTTGTTGAGCAAATGAAATTTTAGTTGCTTCAGCTTTCTCTTCTGGTGACGGAAGCTCAAATACCCAATCAGTAATACCAAAAGCTTCCAAAATATTAGGGAACACTTTTTCTTCCAACAACCGTTGGTCATGTTCAACAACACGAGACATAACTGCTAATTGCTGTGTATTAGAACTTAATCCACCAAATGCCTCTGGTGCGCCCTGCCATGCAGGAGTTACACCCCATAGACTAGAAATTCTTTCTCGTATTTCATTACGAACAGGAAGATAGTCCATCTCCTGTAACGTATGGAATAAGCGTACCATTTCAACTCTACCACGACTCTGGCGAGTGGAAACAGCTACCATTGGTATATAGTTAGGGTCTTGCCTCATCCGTGATGCTATATGCTCTCTTTCACGTCTCATTGATTCGGGGTCATCAGTAAATACCATTATCATAGATGCTGGCATATTACGTTCCCAAAAATATCTATACAAATTCTTATCCATACCAACCAAGGTTAATGCCTTGTCTAGTATGGTCATTATTGGACTCCAACCATACAATTCATCAGTATAGAATTTTCTACAAGCAATAACTTCAGAATCTAGAAGATAAGTTAAATTCTTACCTTCAACTGCCATATTAGATTGTGTTGAATTAGCTGAACCACCATAACGATACATCTTATACATAGCTGGAACTAATGTTCTACCACAATCAGGGCAGTCACCAGATTCAGTATGCACATCCAGTCTATGAATCTGACAAAGCCAATGAGAATTTTTAGGAAGTCCATTAGTATCTAAATCATATTCAATTAATGATGGATGTATTCTACGTATTTCAAGTGGTTTAGAACGAACCCCTGATGGGCCATCTTCAATATATTCTTTAGATATGTACAACCAACCAATATCAATAGAGTTTACATCAAACCAAAACTGTCTTAAAACTTCTTCAAGAGATTGGTCAAAGATATTGGAATCAGCCTTAAATTTTTCAAGATTAGTTCTTTGAGTAAAATCAGGCTCCCTAAGTTCACCCCTACATGTAGAACAAACCTGTAAATAATCTTGAAACTCTACTTGGCAAGCTTCACATTTTGCAGCAAACTTAGGCTTCCACTGAATACCCCTGCGAAATACCTCACCAATAATATGATTAATTGGCGCACGTATTTCTTCTACAGTCATTGCAATGGTGAACAAATCTTGAACAAGATTCATTCGATAAGCCATCTGTTGTCTAACCCATTGATTTACTACATGGTCTAGACCTAGAGAGGGAACACGATATTTTTCTGGACTTCCATCAGAAGAAGACTTCATCAAATCAACAATATTTGATAAATCAGTCAACTTCTGCTGATATTGCAAAACTCCCGGTAATTCGGGTAAAATTTCCGTAATTTTCATACGTTTGCCTTAATCGTTATTAGTTTCTTGACTCAACTGTGAATTACCCCCTAAGAGTAAAACGGCTTTTGTTAAATCTTCATTTAGTGTCCCTAAACTACTTAACTTCAATAATGTATCTAATTTTTTATTAGCGAGTTGAAATCCTTCTGAACCATCAGGGTCTAGAAAATTTGGCTCTCTTAAATGGTTTTTAAGGTTAGCTAATTCCTCACAAACAGCGTCATAAGCTTCTGCTGAAATAGAAAAATCACCAGACTCTTCCATTTTTTGCATCATACCCAATCTTTTAGACTCATTAATTAACTCTAGAAACTCACCCTCTGTTAAGATTTTAATTGCTGGATGTTCATCAGGAATATCATCCTCAAGATTCACACCCTCTAACTCTTTATGCCAAAGGTCTACAATTCTCCAAGTACCTTTATCATCTCTAGAACAAATATACTGTTTTTCAAATTGACGCAATGAACTTCCTAACATAACTTAACCTTCCTCTTTTCTTTACTACAGTAGATAAGATTTTACCATATAGTAAAAAAACTAGCTACACTTAGACCAACCACATGAATTACAAGTAACACAACCCTCAGAAAATACAGTTGAATTACCGCATTCTGGACATGTACTACCAAAACCTAATTTACTATTAGAAGAATTCGCCATACCATCATGACCCTCAATAAAATGAGTTTTTAATCCTAACGCAATAGCATCAGGAACAGAATGAACCTGAGTTCCCTCACTCCATACAGGACAACAAACAATACCATTTAATTGTTGATGTATTGTTTCTGGCATAATATTATTTCTCAAACATAAAGAAACAAGTCTTGAAATAGCCTCTAAATAAGCTGAATCACATTGACCAGATTTTCCTATTTGAGAAAATACTTCAAAAGGTACGCCATTATTAGAATTTAATGTCATAAATAATTTTCCATGACCAGTAGTAATTCTAGACGTTACACCTTCTACAGCATCAGGTCTAACCAATACTGCACTACTACTAGTAGAACTACTGGTAGAATCACTAGTAGAAGAAACCAAAACCTCTCGTTCTCTACTACCAGCACGATAAACAGTAATTCCTTTACACTCTAAATCACCAGCCATCATATAAGCATCCCAAACATCTTGCTCTGTAGCACTATTTGGGAGATTAATAGTTTTACTCACGCCCGAATCAATATAGTTTTGCCACATTGCTTGAATTCGGATATGCCATTGATAATCAATATCTCCAGCCGTAACAAATAAACTTCTTTCATGAGCATCAGATAATAAATCTTTAACATCATGACCCTCAGAAATATATTTCTCTAAACTATTACCATTATTATCAAATAAATGAGAAACCTTATTCTTCAATCCTTCATGGATATAGTACAGTTCTACTCCCTCAAGAGCAGCCGACATATTATGTTTCTTAAATGCCAAATCAAATAGTGGCTCAATACCAGAAGAACAATTCGCAATCATGGAAATAGTTCCAGTAGGTGCAATAGACCTACGCCATGCGTTTCGCATATTTTTCCAAGACCCACCATTTTTAACATTTAAAGGGCTTTCATTAAATGCAGGAAAATCTCCCTTCTCTGCCCCTAAAAGACATGATGCCTTATCAGATTCCTCTTCTAATATAGACCCTAATTGCATAGCCCAATCAACTGATTCCTCACTATCATAAGAAACACCTAACTTAACTAGCATATCAGCGAATCCCATAACACCCAAACCAATTTTTCGGGTTTTCTTATTCATCTCAGAAGTATCTTTAGTGGGATGAATATTTACATCTATTACATTATCTAAAAACCTAGTAGCTAAACTAATAACTTCTCTATAATGTTCAAAATCAAACCATGACCCATCCTCACCTGTCATAACAAGCTTGGAAACATCAATGCTACCAAGATTACATGATTCAGACGATAATAGTGGTTGTTCTCCACATGGATTAGTAGCTTTAATAGTTCCTAATGCTGGAGTAGTGTTATCAGCATTCATTCGGTCAAGCCAAACCATACCCGGCTCACCATTCAACCATGCTCCATGAATAATCTTAGAGAATAATTCTCTAGCACGAATTAATTTTCCTTCAACTCTACCGCACGTATCCCAATCCATAGCCTGACCCATGCCAGTTTCAGAGTCTTTAACAGGATGACGTTCACGACACATAGGCCAAGTCAAATGCAAATATTCATCCTCTTTAACAGCATCCATAAAATTCTTATCTACACCTACAGAGATATTAAAATTATGGATTTTACCTTCTGTAGTTTTACAACTAATAAATTCTTCAATATCAGGAGAGTAAACTTCTAATACTCCCATATGCGCCCCATCACGTTTACCACCCTGAGTTATCATTGTTCCAACTTCAGATAACATACGTAAAACGGCAACAGGACCACAAGCTTTTCCATGAGTGGTAGTTATTGGGAAACCTTTAGGTCTAATATCAGACAAGGAAAAGCCTATTCCACCACCAAATTTTTCTATCATGGCGGCATCATAAGCGGTTTGCATTATGCTACCCATACTATCATCGAGATTTTGAACATAACAGGCACTTCCTGTACCAGCCCCTGTTCCCATGTTCATTAAAACTGGAGAGTTTGGAACAAAAATAAGGGGTGTTAATAATTCATCTTTATAAAGGTTTCCCCAATACTCTGGTTTATCCTCTGCCTTAGAAACGGCAAATGCTACTCGTGTAAATAATTCATCCGGGGTGTTTTCTTTTAGTGACCCATCACTATTCTTTAAAAAATATCTGCTTTTTAAAATTTGCATTCCATTAGCAGTTACAGGTGATTCATAGGATAAAACCAACTTCTCCATTATATAAACCTCAAATATTATTAATTCTTGTATTAACTAACTAAAAGGGGAAATTCGTCATTTCTTTGTCGGATTGGTCTGTATCACGACCAGTAGGTAACGAAAGAGAGCCAGCATAACAGGCTAAACATAACGAATTCACTGGTATCCACGCATTTGTGCTTCCGCATTCGGGACAGGACTCTTTTATAGTCTCATCATTATACTCCCCATCGAACTTGGGTTCAATAGTTTTATCGGTGGCTTTTGGAGTAAAATCATTCATATCCCCAATCAAGGTTGTGGAAGAAACTTCCTGTTCATAACAAGCTAATAACGCCATCGCTACTGAAAAGAAACTATCTCCATGACCTAGTGGTGTTTCGGGTGCTTTCAACTCATTGTTCACACACGTTATCTGTGAGCGTTGTCGTTCATCTGATATCATTTGTAATCTACCAGAATTTACATATTCTTCAAAAACTTGAGCCATTCTTCGTTTTTGTTTAAGAGTAAATGTCAGTGGATTCCATATAGGTGCTAAACCTCGTTCTTCCAACTCACCCCTAGAATTATCAACATACGCTCTATCTAAATCAAAATTTTCAGCTATTAAATTCAAATGTGCAATCTGCTCTGTATAATCCCAATTATCCATAAATTGTTGATGTATCTCAGTAATAATTTTATCTTTAATTTTAAATACAGCTAAATGAGATGGGTGACGTTTTTTACCTACGTCAAATCCAGCAAAAACAAAATCAGCATCTATCTCATGTTTCGTATATGGGTCTAACGATTCCAATTTATCATTTTCGCAACTTCCAATATCTTCATCATTCAAATAACTTTCAGTACTCAAATACGGAGTCAGCATCATTTCAGAAGCAAAAGATTTAGGTCGAATTTGCTTCTGATGTAATAATTCTGCTTCTGTATATAATTCTGGCATTAATACTTTTCTACCGGGAATAGGGTCTAAAGCTGGCAAGACTCGTGAAATAAAACGCTCATCTCCTTGCAACTTAAAAAGTAAATCTCCCGGTAACATAGGAGTACCCAATACAATTACTGGAACATTCCTATTAGGAATATATAAAGTTTCAGTATAAAACCACTCCTCAATTTTAGAGAGACTAGAAATATTCAATGGGTTTTCCGGGTCACGCATTAGGTCATCACAAATCAACGCACCATTCAAATGCATACCACGTTTAAATGAAAATAGACCACCATGCATAACTTCAGAACGTGAACCATTAACCATGTATCTAAAAGAATAATCGGCATTAGGAGAACGGTCAGTCATCCATTCCATTAACTGAGGATTACCTCTAATATGACGATTCATCTCAGATATATGATATCGAGACATTCCATCACTATAAGATAAATACAGTATAGACATGTCAGAAGGAGAATTTAAAATACGCCAAACACAAAAAGCGTACCCCAAAATAGTCGATTTCATGTGACCTCTTGGAAGTACACCTACATAATGTTTATTTTCTTCTAAAGCTCTTTGAACATCTTCACATATGACACCTACATGCCACGCATTAAAATAACTTTGATGTTCGTAACTTTGACTCCAAATGTCTCTTGTGAATTCCCAAAATGTACCAGTGTTAACTGAATGACGATTATCGAGAGCGTCTATAACTTCCTGTAAACCATCTTCAAAGGTAACTAATTTCTCAGTTTTTTTCGTATAAGTTCTAGCCATAAAAACTCTCTTAATAATTATTATTTATGTATCTTTATACTTCATTAACAACTTCCTAAAATCTCCAGCTAAACCTTTTAAAACGGCTTCATCATCAATATGATTCAAGATAATAGACATACATTCTTGAACAAATTCTAAATTGATTAAACCGCCTCTGACCTTTCTCTCCCCTTGAATACCTATATCCATCGCTCGTGTGGCTTCCATCGCATCACCAAACTGTAATGTCTGTAAAGCCTCACGACCTTTATCGGAAAGATATTTATAGCTATCTAATTGTCGCTTTTGGTCAGCTATTAACTCATCGCCCTCATCTAGCTCCGCTAATTTTTGAACAACAACGATTTGCTGTTTAGCTTTTACATCTTCCCAATCATATTTTCGCTTCCAAGCGTACAGAGTATTAGAACTAATATCTCTCCCAAACTCATCACTAATAAGTTCTGCAATTTTAGGTAGGGATTTATTCCCTTCTAAATATAGTTCTAATGCTCGTTTACGTTCTTCTTCAGTAGATGTTTGTGACCTCATAATTACCCATGAAATGCCGAACTAGGGTCAACTGGTCCCGGTATAATTCCACCGTAAGGAGTGCCGTCAGATTGAAGTAGTTTAGAAAAATCCATATGACCCTTATAACCTTTATCAGAACGAACTGTACATATAGCGTTTCTATGTATTACCTTATCTTCTATTCCATTAGTTCCAACAGTCTTTAATCTAAGACCTATATCAACCCTACCACATACCCCATGAAAAGCATCATCTTTAAAAGGTTTATGGTGTTTGCCTCTATCTACATAATGTTCATAAGGTAAACCCACATTAAACAAACATTTGTCATCGTTGCAATAAACAACTTTTGCGTATCTCTTTAGAACCTCTATGCACTGGTCATCAGACTCGCACTTACATGAAACAGTACTATCTATACAACACTGTCTTGACTCCACTTTTTTCTTAGCCATTATCCACTACTCCAAAATCTTTTTGTTCATCAGACTCGTCACTCACAAAGAACTCCCTAATGGCTTCCTTGCGTCTATCTGTTCTACGAGTCATTGCCTTATGATAATCATCTGAATCATCTACCAAGAAATGTAGTTCCTGATTATCTATAAACTCATATAAACGGTCTGGATGAGTACTAAAATTCATCCATGCTTGAATATCTAAACCAAATCCCATCTGATTAACCGTAACTCGTGACGTTAACCCCAACAAATTACCAGTATCTCCGTGGAATAATCCACCACCAGAATTACCAAATATGGCAGGAGCGTTAGCCATTATATAGTTTTTCTGTTCAATAATTTCACGTAAAGATGTAATGGTTCCACTATTCCCAAATGGGTCATGTAACAAACTACAACCAGACGTTACCACATTATCAAATAAACGAATATTTTTAATTTCATCTTCGGGAATTATTGTAGCCACATAGTCCATTTTATTTGGATTATGTAATTTAATTGCGGCTAAATCATGATACTTATCATAAGCAATTATATCACCAGTAGTGGCGTTAGAGGATACTAATCTACTACCTAGATATTGAAAAATTTCAACAACTACTTCTTCAAAATAATCTGTTTTCCTATTACGCTTGAGAACACTGTCAAATTCATCTCTCATTTTAATAGAGGCATCTACTACATGCTGGCAAGTAAAAACTATGTTTATATACTCATTCGGATTTTTGGGGTCAGGTTCTGAATAAACAACAACTCCCGAACCACCAGATGAACCAGCACGTACCCTTGTAACAGGATATAAAATCTGTTTATGAAGCTCTTCATTTCCTAGCATATTCTTTTCTCCTAAAATTAAAATTAGGGTTATCTTTTTGAATTCTATTTAGAAAGTCAAACCAACCATTAACACGTACATATTTATTACCTAAATTAATACAGTCTTTATTTTGATAAGTATCCATCAAAAAACATTGTTTAGTGATTTTACCATAATACTTAGCAATTTTATAAGGTGCATCATCCAAAAAATAATCTGCAAAAGGTATGTTCTCTACATCTTGCTTAAAGTAAACAGGGAACTTGATTGTAGGAAAATTTTTATCTAACCACGCATAGGTAATATCAGTTTTGATTCTAGCAGTAACTAAAAATAGCTCTACACCAGAATCCACTAAAAGTTCACAACCTTCAACGGCTCCATCAATAGCAGGAAAATTATCTATACTAGAAAAAACTTCTTCAAAAAGAATCTTTTCTTCGTCTTTATCTAAACAAAACAAAGCCTTAAAATTATCCATTGCAATATCTGAAGGAGTAAAACTAAGACCATATAGTTTATTCAAACAATAAACTAATCTAGCATCAAAATCAGCTAGAACCCTATCTATGTCTAAAGCAATTTTCAAAATTATACCCTAGTTTTCCCAAATTTCACAAGACCCCACAACGCTATACAAGCAGCATCTGCATAATCTTGTTCTGTAAAAACCTTACCCCACTTTATTTCAGCGAATTTCAATATTTCTTCTTTAGAAGCTGCTCCATTTGCTAAAACATCTTTCTTCCATGATTTATTATCAACAGCCCAATAAGAAATATTATTTCTAAAAAGTTCTCTCTTAATACCAGCTATTACATTAGTTATAGATATAGTAGCCTTAACATTTTGAATCATCACTGGATTCTCAATTGTAGCTAGGCTACCAATAAATAAATCAGGAGTGTTAATAATATAGTCATTAAATTGAGTACAAACACTGTTAAAACGTGCTTCTATATCTTTTGATGTATCAACACATTTATCCATCAAAATAATCTTCTCATCTGCATCTAACACAACAAAATGAGCAGAACGAGAACTACAATCTATTCCTATATAAAAACCCATTTAAACCTGCTCACCACTACTAACCCTTAAAGCAACTACCCTACTAACAGCATCGTACATACTTTTATATGCGTTACGTATACCAGATAATCTAACATACATCCCCTCTTCTTCAATCAATTCTTGTCGTGTTCTTTTTAAACTAGAATTAGAGGCGATGGCTTCCCCACGCAAACTTTCTTTATTCGGTCTACGTCTACCTTCATCCCCATATTTTTCTTCTAAAATATACAACATTCTATTAAGACCTTCCTCAAAACTTGCCTCTAATATAGTTTTTCTAGATTCAACAGAAGCTAATTTTGTATCCAAATAAGAACGAAACCCACCAAATAGTAAAAGGTAATTTTCTAAATCTTTATTGGTACAGTCCTCTAAATCGGATATAGCAATAATTTTAGGGGCTTCTAAATCAGCCTCTAATTGAGGAAGTTCTAATTGTTCAAAGTACGAATCCACTCTTCTCAATACAGCACCTAAATGAGTTTCATTTTGTTGCGATTCAAGCATTTATCTCACTCTTTTACATTCAAACAATTACACCATTTATCATGAGTAATAGCTGATATCTTTGGAACCTCTAACATATTCTGTATCTTAATACACCTATTTAAAATTCCTTCCCACTCTGAAGAAGAACGCTTAATATGAAATGCTTTAAGTTGTTGGTCATTCTTACATTCATAAAGAACAAACCCATTATCTATATTCAACACATTTAAATATATTTGAATTTGAGTCGCATGGTCTGATTTAGGGACACTTAAATTAGAAAACCCTCTCTCGTTAATAGTTTTAAGCTCAATGATAGTTCTTCCAAACTCAGGTAAATTCAAGATAAAATCAGCCCTTCCATGAATACATGGATTATCATAACGAGCTTGAACCTCATCACCCAATAAAATCCTCATCTTAGAAAATATATCTTTGTACCTATTCTCAGTAGCATGTCCATGAGAAAAAATTCGTAATGTCTTGGGTTCAAATTTCTGATTTGGCAATAAACCATTGTAATGTAAATACAACAATCTATCACAAGTAGACCCTAAAAATGAGGGGTAAAAAATACCTTTAGAGGGTGTACGTTGTTCAGATGTTGATGTTAAATGTCTATCAATCTCTTTAACCAACCAATCATCATGTTTTGTTGTTAAGGGTTCTTTATGTTCCCTCTGACGTAAAATTGATTTTATTCCTGACAAAATAAACCTACCAATGTATTAAGAATATTGGGCTTAGTTAAATCTCGTATATGATAAATATCACAAATACCCAAACTTAGTAATTCTGAATCTCGTTTTCTATCGGCTTTTCTCAGATGACCGTAGACACCATCAGCCTCTATAACACTATTCATCTCAGGTAAATAAAAATCAACAGTCCTTGAACCAATAGAGTATTGCTGTTCATAGCGTAACCCTAAATCAGATAGTATATCAGCTATATGATTTTCTTGAACTGTGAAATCTCGTGGCTTCAAGCTACGATAGGCTTTCTGGAGAAGGCATAATGGTGTCTTCTGCCATTATAACCCCAACAGTTCTATCAACCTTCGGTGGCCTTCCAACCCTACGTTTTTGAGGTTCTGTAGCAACTTCTTCACCAGCAGGATGCGATGTAGTTATAATAGTCATACTAGCATCGTTAGACTCAGTATCATCTATTGTATCTGCCCCACCAAACCCATTATTAGAAGCACGTTTAAAGTAGCCTATACCACCTAATACAGATACAAGCTCCCATCCAATAGCCCCTTGCTCATTGAACGCACCAACAACTGAGTCAAGGCCACCCAATGATGATAAATCTATACCTTTATATTCATAAGTTATCATAATCTCTACCTTCCTTATCTAATCTAGCATTAAAGTATTTTATACTATAATGAATAGTCTCAGACAACTCCTTACCTGTCAAGTTACCAAATGGTTCTTTAGACAGTAATTCAGACAAATAAGAGAATACTCTTACTGTCTGATATCCAATACCAAGAGCTAAGACATCATCCCTTAAATTAATAGAGTCAGGGTCTTTCTCAGTATATTCAAAAAACTGTGTTAATAAAGTATCCAAAACCGTTTCTTCTGGAAGAAAATTTCCAATATCTATTAAAGCCATTTCTTTATTATTAGTCACCAACATTATCCTTTAATAAATCAAATTTATCGGGGTTCTCTATATAATAATTTTTCACATTGTTTAACCCCATTAATTTCTCATTTAAGTCTGGTAATTCATACCACGGTCCTGACTGTTTAACTAGCCCCATATCTAAGGCTTCACGTATCCAAGTCTCAATAATATCAAACCCACCATCAAGCCTAAATGGAACAGTGCAAGAATTAAATGGAGTGCCACCAGCTTTTGATTTTCGTAACCTAACTTCTATATCAAAACCGACTTTCTCTTTATTCTCCTCAATCCATCCAGACCGTTTAGCCTGTAAAATCATATGAGAGAAAAATACTTGTCCAACCCCACCCGGCATTGCATCCAATGCTACTGGCCCCATACTACTACGAACTTGATTAATAACTACCAATGCAGACCCATGCTTAAAATGAGGAAATAGTCTGGGTAAAGACGTATTTATTAATCTTGCTTGCCAAGCCATAGGATTATAACTAAAGTCCTCATCATGAACAGCAGAAGGAACCAAACCAGCAATAGAGTCTAATACTATTAAATCTACTCCATCAATCATTAAATCCCTAACTGTATCAAATGCATCCTCTCCAGTAAGGGGTTGTGCTAATAAAATATTATCCGTATCCACACCACATTTCTGCATCCACTCCCTATCCCAACTCATTTCTGAATCAAGCCATACAGTTGTACCACCGGATTTCTGAACATTAACTACTGCCTGAGATGCTAAATAAGATTTTCCAGCATTAGATTGACCTGTTAAAAGAGTTAATCGTTTCTTAGGTATACCACCACCCAACAATTTATCTAAAGCAGGTATACCAAATGAAATACGTTCATATTCAAACGCATCTGAAGAACCCATACTAAGAACATCCCCATATTTAGACCCTAACTCATCTAAAGTTAATGGGGTAGTTTCATCTTTCTTTTTTCGTGGTCGTGCCATTTAATCAGACTCCTGTTCTTTCAAAACTTCATCAATTTGATTATCAATTCTCTCTCGCATATGGTTCCACACAACATCTAAAGTATCGTCAACTTTCTTAATCTGTTCATCTAAAGGTAACTCAGTATCAATTTCTGACACCTCTATATTAACCTTACAATATTGATTAGATGCCTGTCCTACCCTAAATGTAAAACTTAAACCTTGTGATATCTTAGCCATTCTTTACTATGCTCCATAATTAAAAATTTCTTTTTTATCTGCCCATGAATATTCTGAAATACTAACATCAACTGGTATCGGAACATTAAACCCTTTAAAATCTTCTAGTATTGATTTTATCACAGGAATGCCTTCATCGGGTAATCCCTCAATTGAAACTTCATCATGAATAACAAGTGAGAGACTTCCACCTGTATCTTTCAATGCCTCATGAGTTTTAATCAATGATGCTTTCAACATATCTCCAGTAGCAGTTCCCTGTATTAAGGCATTCACAGCCTTGTAATTATCTTGAAATTCCAAACGTCTATATCTACCAGCCAAAGTTGTAATATGCCCATTAACTTTAGCTTGGTCACTAATAGTACGAATAAACGGTCGAATCTTCGGATAAAGATTGAAAAAGCTCTTTAAAAATGACTGTGCTTCTTCCATAGATACTTCTAGTTGACCAGATAATCTTTTCCTACCTACACCATAAATAGTAGATAAGAAAGTAGTCTTACCGACATATCGTATATGTTTAGCTTCTTCATCCCCTGCTTCAAGTTTGGACACTACCTCATCATAAGGCATATCAAATATCGAAGCCCCAACCATAGTATAAGGGTCTAAATTTTCATTATAAGCATTTAACAATTTAGTATCATTACAATAATGAGCAAAAACCCTAGCTTCCATTCCAGAATAATCAAAGAACACCATTCCGGTATCTGAAACAAACGCCCTACGAATTAATGAGGTTTCTCTATCACTAGGTATATTTTGTAAGTTGGGGTCAGAGCAAGACATTCGGCCTGTTTTAGCCCCTACCTGATTATAAGAACAATGTAACCTACCATTATCATCTAACATCTCCAACATCGGAGCAACATAAGTATTAGCAAGCTTGAATTTCTTTCTATAACTAACTAACTGTTCAGCTAATGGATGTTTTAATTGCTCTAAAACAGAAACATCAACACTTTCATGATTCTTACCCATTTTTATAGGTGCTAACCCTTCTTTTCGGAAGAAATAATCGGCAAGTTGTCTAGGAGAATTTATATTTAATTCATCCCCAACCAAATTTTTAATAGATAAATCTAACTCATCTAATTCAACTAATAATTGCTCTTGAACACCTTCTAAATAGGGTCTATCTATTAAAACACCATGACGTTCCATTTCCATTAAAACAAGTAAAGATTTTCTCTCTAGGTCATAAACCTCTAAGAAATTATCACGTATATCAGAAAAATAATTTGCATAAAAAGTTAATGTAAATTCAGCATCTTTAACAGCATAGGGAAGAAGAATATCTAATGGAATTTCATCATAAGTACTTAACTTATTTCTACGCATATGAAGCTTTAATTGCTTCTCTTCTACAGGCTCAATTCCTAAATCTTCCTTAACCCTAATCTTGAGTGCCATACGTCTATTCTCGTCTAATAAATGGCACATAATCATAGCATCATGAAAACAATCCCATGATTTTGGCTCAACACCAAACGTACTTCTTATCTGATGGAAATCAAATTTAGCATTCCAAAATACGGTTCTATTTGTAGGACAATCAAATAATTCAGTTAATAACCTTGCCATCGGACTATCTGGTCTACGCTCCTCTTTTGGAACCCATAAAGCAGTAGAACCATCAGACCACGCAAAAGAAACTACACAAACTTCAGTACGCCACCAATGCAAACCTGTAGTTTCTGTATCAACAGCTATATATCTTTGTTGCTTAAATATATTACTTAATTCTTCATAAGAATAATTAACTACATCAGTCATAATATAAACCTATAGATGAAATTGGGAGCGTTTATACTGGTACGCTCCCAACCTCAAAATAAATAACGTGTATTGACCCACTATACAGAAGTATATTGAGTACTAATTTTCCTTAAAGACCCTACTAACGAATTATATCTAGTAGATAACCGATTATACTTCCTCAATAAAGCATCATGCTGTGATTTCCAACTAGATACTGTCGATACGGAAGTAGAAGTAGACCTTCCAGAAGTGGTTCTTCCAGACGTAGCCTTTCTAGTAGAAGTTATCGCTACTTTGCGAACTCCCCTTTGAGATTGAAGTTTATGTGTCCTGACCTTATGTGTTCCTAACCCCTGTGGAGATGGAGATACATGCGAACATCCTCTCTCCGAACACTTATATGTTGAACTTTTCTTTGTATGTGTTTGCGTACTCACTGATGATTCTCCTTCATCTATATGTTTTATTAGTAATTCCGTTGCTTCTTCTTTGGTCAATGGCAACAATTCGGAAACATCTAGACATAAATTAACTATATCTTTTCTTCCATAAGAAACTGAAAATTCGACTTCCGCACCGAACAATCCAGCTTCAACTATAGTACCCATATGACCACCCAAAGCCCTTTCTTTTAAAAAGGAATTGGAGAGGGGAAGATTCTGATAATCACTAGCTTTAATACGAAACCCTAACCATAAACAGTACCCACCCTCTAACAGAGTTTCTGAATAACCTACTCCTCTCCTTCTCCTAGCAGACATTCCTAAAACAATGCATCCTTATCAAATAACTCATCTAAGGTTTCAACAGATGGGCTATCCGAAGATTCAGAAACAGTGTCATCATCTAACGAAACGGCTTTAGTAGCAGTTGTACCGTTAGAACTAGTATTCCCATTACCATTAAAGGTAGAATTTTCTTCTCTATCAATGAAGAAAGTTATGGCGTTTCCTAATTCTTCCATCTCGTCAGTAGATTCTTGAGGAATTTTAGTAGCAGTATTAGTTACTTGAATCGAGTAATTAGTGTCTTGCATACCCGAACCTCTACGTCTAACACGAACTACTTTATCATTAAGATTACCGTTTTCTTCATAGATATCAACTACCTGATTCCACAGATAATCTCGTTGACCGAATCCCTGACTAAACATTCGGAAACCATTAACTTCTTCTTTATACTGAGAATCCGAACCAGCCTTGCTCTTTACCTCAGTCCACGAATCATTGCTTCTTTCAGAGTGTAGTATATGATACACGTATGCCCAAAAAGCAAACCTATGTTGCGCCCTTTGACCACTAGCACACACATCACAGTATTTATCTACCGATTTCCCACATAGCGAATATGTCCATCTAGTAGTACCTTCATTAGTCTGAGTCTGAACAGCATGTCTCCAAAAATCAGTTAACCGCTCATCATCATCGTCACCTGTTGGTACGATAGACAACAAAACTTGGTCCCCATCTCTCAGAAAGACTTCTCTTCCACCAGTAAAAGTACTAAGAGTGTCCCTTCGCCGTTGCGATATTTTACCTATTCCAGCCATTTTATAGTACCGTCCTATCATTTAAAATTTGATTCAATTGTGTGTAATCTCTAACGTCTTGAACATCTTTAACACCCTCTAATGTTATTCTACTAACAGGACAAAATTGCCTCATTTCTCGATTAACATATTCGGTTGCTTTCATTCCTGCTTCATCATTATCCAAACATAATATTATTTCACTTACTCCTATAGTTTTAATCAATTCTTTTTGCCTATTTGATAAGAATACACCTAAAAGTGCTACACTTGGAAAACCATTCTGGTCTAGCCACATGCAATCCAAGGCTCCTTCAGTAATACATAAATAATTCTTATCGTGTATTTTAGATTGAGGCAACCCAAACAAAATTTTACTTTTAGGTAATCCTGTAGAATATTGGTATCTAAAATTAGATGATGGTCTATGTCGTTCTATCCACCCAATATTCCTAGACTTTTCATCCTTTACTGGAATTACTAACGAACCTCGTTCTAAATTAATACCGCAGTTCCACTTTTTAAGAGAAGCTTTTGTAAAACCCCTATCAAAAATCCATTCTGGAACAGATGAAAAATCATAAGGGATATCAATTTCTGGAATCGGAATATCAGAAGCTTCTTCCGATACATCAAAAAATTCTATGTCTTTAATAGAATCATCAAAAGCTAATCGTTCAGCAGATAAAAGACTAATATCCAAATAATTAGAGAGGAGTCCAGCGAGGGAACCACTACCACAACCAGTGTGACAAATCCACTTCCCTAAACTTAAATTTACAGATAAGGATGGGTGTTTATCAGGGCCATGAAACGGACAGGATATATTGAATTGAACCTTATCATTAGGAACATCAAATCCTGCCTCTATTAATGCCTTTCCCCAATCTCTCATAATTTTATCAATCATCAATTATCAATTTTATTTATAGTATTATACTGTATATTCCAAAATAAAACAAGACTTATTCCTCTTTTACCAAACCTATATTTACATTCCAATCTAAAGTTACAGTATCATTAGTTAAACTACTGTTACGGAATTTTTGAAATTGGAGCATCCTCTTCCCTATATTATCTTCTACACAAAACATAGAGAAAGCGACATCTGAAGCACGAATTAAAGCATCACCAAAAGCCACATGATGAGCTTGAGGTGGAGCAAAGACATCAAATCCACCCTTATTGGCTTGTGTAGAAATAATACAAGCACATTTATTAACAGTACATATATTCTTCATACCATAAAATAATGAGTGCATCTTTTCCCATAGGGCTTGATTACCAGATGTGTTTACACCTACAAGGTCTATGTTATCTAAAACAATCAAATCAGGCTTATGTTTACGAACCAAACTAGAAATACCAGCTATACTAACAGTAGATTGGTCTATAGAATCACAAACAAACATGTTCTCTTGATTAACCTTAGATAAAAAGTCCTTATAAGATTCTTCATCTAAACCCTGACCAGTTCGTAAACTATCATGGGTAAATTTATACTTCATAGCATTGGCAGTAAGTACGTCTAATCGCATCATGATTTCTTTTACTGGCATTTCTGCTGATACAAATAAGGTTTTATATCCACACATAGCAGCAGTTGTAGCAAACTTACAGCACATCCATGTTTTACCAACAGAGGGTCTAGCAAAAACCGAATAAACCTCTCCGGGTTGCATACCAACACCAGAATTATTAATGCTTTTAAATGGGGTCGGTATACCTATAATACCAAATTTACTAGAGCGTTGAGATTTCTTATGCCTATAATCCTCTAAACGGTCTTCTGTACCACTATCATAAAGAAGTAAATCATCATCATGCTGAAGTGTTATTTTCTCAAGACCTTCTAAATATGAACCAATAACCGACTCAGGGTCATCAGTTAAACGATTTTTATGGGTATTAATTACATCAACTACATTACGATAAATGACTTGCTTACGAAAAGCATTTAAACAATAGTCTAACGATGAATCAATCGCAGTTGAATCTAAATCGGGAAACTTTTCTGACAAAAGTCCTGATGATGGAAACTCAGAATATCCATCATAGTAATCAAGTAAAAAATCCAATGCTTCAGAATGCACTGAAAAATCTTTAGGGGTGTATTTTAATTGCTTTAATGTTGTTAAACTATCTATTCCAAATATTATTCCAGACTCAATAAATCCGTAACTTTCCACTTTACTACTCTCATATTAAACTAAATATTTTTTCTCTAAATAATCGCTTGTTTTTTTATGTGATTTTATTAACTGTTCAACTTCTGCTTGCTCGGCGTATGCCATTTTTTCAAATGGATGAGATACTTTTGACCTACCTAAATAAACAACCATTAAAAATACATACGTAAGATACCAAGGAAATACCCCAAATTTTTTAGCTTGATACCAATGATAATACTCATGGCTTCTCAAAGGCATATTATCAGCATAACCCTTACGATAGAAGATGAAAGGCCATAACGTAATAGCATCAATACCTTTCGGAAGCCACGGACTAACTAACTCAATAGGCTTAATTATTTTGTGATGACCCTGTTTAGAACCATTCATATAGTTATTTTCTCCACCCAAGAATTTAAGGACTCCGCTAACTCTTGTTTTTTACGATTATCCATTGGGTCAGGAATCCACTTAGACTCCAATAGTGTTAAACTCAACAACAATGCTTTATGGTCAGAGTCACCCTGTTTTCTAACCCAATAGTGTAAATTCGGATATTCAGTCGATGGTATATATTCATCTAACTTAGAGAGGAAATATACCAAGGAAGATTCACCATTTAATACACCAGATTCTACCGCTAATAGTACAGCATAAATATCATATAAAGCAAGTGCTTCTTTTAACTGCTGAAGTTCATGACCAATAAATCCCCTTGGATTATAATCAGTAGAAGCATACTTAGAATAACATTCACCCCAATAATTATATACATCTTTAGCTGTATATTTTTCGGGGAGTTTTAACTTAATTTTTCGTACTGTTTTTGGAGGCATATGAAGCTCGTGTTCCCTCACTATTTTGATAATGACTCCCTAATGCAGAATCACCGTATAATCTTTCAACCGGAGAAGAAAGTCGCATAAATCTAATCTGACAAATTTTATCCTCACTTTTTAATACATAAGGTTCGGAAGAAGCATTATATATTTCAAGTGTTAATCTGCCTTTCCAACCGGGGTCAACATATCCAGCAGTAACATGAACAAAGATACCTTTTCTACCAATGCTAGATTTTCCTTCCAATTTAGCTACTATACCACTAGGTAGTGTTACACTCTCTAATGTAGATGCTAATAAGAATTCATTAGGTTTAACAGTATACTGTTTTTCAGATAACTTAGTCCCATCAATAGATAAAAATCCTTCACCTAACCTTAAATCAATAGATGATGGTTGAAAAGCCTCATCCGAAGGCATAGGAGAAATTTCAATCTCTTTATAATCTAGAGCAACCCTAATATCTTTATCACTTAATATCATCAGTTATTTCGTAATCCTCTCCGAATTTTTTCTTAGACTCTTCTATGTAATGATTCTTACATAAAAATATAATCGTACCAGAAGTTAGTTCAAAGGAATATGTTTGTTCTTTATAACAATGTGAAGATTCACAACATCTAATAGTCTTAATTCCATCTGGCATATTATCCACCTGTTACAAGCTTTTCATAATCCCTGCGATTCATCCTCTCTATACTAACTCTTTCAGAACCCTCAACAAACTCCTTTATATCTTTCGCCCTTTTCAAAAATATATTCCTAATACCCTCATCTACAGTTCCTACTATAAAAGGATTTAATACATTTACAGTATCAGTTTGACCAAACCTATGCAACCTATCCTCACGTTGCTCCATAGTAGCTGGATTATAATAATTTCCATAATTTACAACTGTAGAACAACCTGTGACATTCAACCCAAAACGACCTGCATCTGTCATAATCAGCATACCAGTAGGCTCTGCATTAAATCTCTCAATCAAATCAAACCTATCTTCTGTAGGAGTATCACCTGTTAAAATATATTGGGCATCAAATGCTTCTTGTAATAATCGAACTGATTCTTTGAAATATGTAAATACTACAATTTTTGGAATATTTTCATATGTTTCTTTCAACCACTCTAACTTTAAATTAGGTACTGAAGTTAGACCCACACTCTCAGGAAACTCAACAAACTGCCTAAGTCTAATAGTTTGCTCTAACACACTTATATTAGATGCCTCTTTCCCATCTCCCTTTAACCATTTTATAAATTCATTCTTAATAGTATCGTAAGATTTTGAAACAGCCGATGTCATCTCTAATGGAAAATCTGTACGTATCTTAGGCGGTAACTCAGTCAGTACCTGAGATTTAGTTCTTCTTAAAATAAAGGGTGATGTTAGCATATGTAATTCATCTAAATTTTTATAACCAGTTAGTTTTCCACCATAATCCCAAACCCCATACCTGTACTTAAACCTATATGCAGATGGAACAATTTCTGGCCTTACCCATTCCATTATAGATTGAAACTCCATTAGATTATTTTCTAAGGGCAATCCAGACAATGCTAACCTCACAGGACTTTTTAGCTTTTTAGCTAATTTAGTTCGTGATGATGTATTATGTTTTAGATAAACCACTTCATCAGCAATAATAGAGTCCCAATCTTTAGGAATAGACTCCCAATCTAATCTCAATAAATCATAATTAGCTATAACGTACTGACTTTTTTTATCTAACCATTTCTTAGCTCGTTCTTTCTTAGTGCCAGAAATTACAACAGCGTTAATACCAAAGTGCTTATCAAACTCATTTTTCCAATTCAACTTTAAGGTAGATGGGCATAGTATTAAATTGCGTTTCCCATTCAAATTAACTACCGTAGAAATAGATTGAATAGATTTACCTAAACCCATCTCATCAGCCAAAAGTGCTTTCTTTGCCTTAGATAGAAAATTCACACCTATTTGTTGATATGGGCGTAATAAAGTAGCTTCATCAGTAATTGAATCATCAAACTTATATTCAATTAACTCAAGTAAACTACTGTCAATAGATTTTTGAGCATCAATGGCTTCAGATGTCCAATGGGCATCATGAAGGCCATCTAATGTCTTAACAGCTAATTGTGGAACTTTCCAAACTTTATCAATCTTAACCCAATCTCTAAGAGGTAAAGAACGAACTGCTCTTAAATCATTTTGATTATACGGAAAAGTTAAAACAAAATATGGAAAATCGTAATCAATTTTTATCATTCTTAATCTTAATGTTTATGGAGTATCTTCCCAAAATAACGATGTACTATACCAGACATAACTATCCATGATACACCCAACCCTACCATATACATAATAGGAGTAGGTAGTGGAGCAAATTTACCGATAGATAGCAACGCTATATCTTCACACGTATGTATAAGTATAAAAAATAGCATCACTGGAGAAAGTAGAGTATTTTTATAGGACAATATTTTTTCTTTCATGGCATCCCCTAAACAAAGATGCTCTATTATCCCAAAAATAATGGTTCACGGCAATAGGTGAAGTGCTATAAAAACCTATTACCATGAACCAATCATAGGAGCAATGCTTACCTTACGGTAAGCAAGTCCCACGCACGTTGTTTCAAATCGGCTCCCGAACCATACCAAGCATCATTAAGACGCTTATTTACAACTTCAAGAGAATTGCTCTCGCCAGTTTCAACTTTATGACCAACAGGGCGATTGTAATCTACATACTCAGTTACCGCATTGAACGCATCCCATTTAGTATTCGTTCCATTGCCACGCCCATTAGAAAACAGGTCGATAACTTTATCAGCGGCATATGCCTTATTCTTACGTTGTTCCTCTATTGATTTATCAACGTCTAAGTCAAATAGTGTGTACGTAAATCTCTTCATATCTACAGAACTCCACTCGTGTTCCACTAAACCGTTAATACCAACCATCATATTTTCAAAATATGCTTCTGCTAAATCTAGAGTTTGTCTTGCACTAACTGCTTTTGTAGAAATACTTGGAGTATGTTTAGCCGTAAACTTAACACCATTTGATTTTTGATTCATATCTAACGCAAGTGAGAACGTGTTACTACAAACTACTCTCACTGTAGTAAACATCATCGACAGTGGCATAGAAGCATCATGAGAAGAACCTAACAAGATATACTTATGAAGAATATCATTATTAGTAACTTTCAATTCGCCATCTAGTTTAGCTAGAATCCAAAGTTTCTTACCACCGTTAATAGTACCAGCCGTATGATAAATTGCTTGACCTGCACCAACTACACTATCAAAAAACTCAAATGCTTTTCTATTAGGTAATGGAGTATATCTATCAGAGGCTACAGTAAATACCTCGTTTGTATCTTCCCGAACTACAGCAACTCGATTAGGAATTTCTTTAGGTATAAAGCTATCGGGAGTGGTGTACAAAACTGGTCTTGTAACCACATTCCAATCCATATTGGCGGCTTTTATAGCTTCTTCACTAGTTAGAGCATGAGAAACTTCTGTTCCTAGCCTATGCCAAGGGGCTTCCCCTGTATAAAACATCTCTATCTGTCCGTCTGAATTAATGGTTAAATCTGCTGGCATTTTTACTTCCTTTCCTTTCTAAGTTCTAATTTCTAGTATTGTACAATAAATTTCTACTAACGTCAAGGAATTTAAGTAGTTTATCTTTCTTTAGCTCTTTCACTGTTTATATAATTAGAATGAACTTTATCTGCACAATTCCAACAAAGATAAACAAGCCTATCTTCAATACTAGTCCAAGTGAACCACTCACTTCGTATACCTTTCTCTAATTCTTCTATATGGTTACACCAAGGACAAACAGTTGTATCAGTATTTTGATTTTTATTACTCATAGTGAGTTTGATTTTGTGCAGATATAGAAACTAATTCCGCTTCACCCGGAACAGCCTCTATAATCTCACCATCTTTCATCTCACGCCAAACTATGAAATTTCCGATAGTAGAACAATCAGGACAAGTCGTTGAATTAGATGACCAGCCCTCTGGATTGTTAGTACAAATTATGAATCGTGTATCACAACTCATACACCTATATTTTAATTGGGTATACGTATCAATAGCAGTTATCATAATCCTGTCTCCTTATCAGAAACATTATTAATTTAAATTATTACCCTACACGGTAATTAGAATATATTGTAGTTATTTTAAGTAAAAAAGTCAAGATTTACCTAACCTACACAGAACATTAGTTCCCATAAAGCAGTACCTTTAGAACCACATATACCAATATCGGGAAACTCTTTCTTTATATATCGAATTAAATGTGAATTTCTAGGGTTTATTACTACATATCCCGGTGGTCGTTTATGACTCTTTCTATATTTCTCTGCAAATATTGGAATATCTTCCTTATGTAACTCTAAATTCTTAACTAAATTGACGTAATTAGCAGTCCCTGTTCTCATATGTTCCCAAACACTTCTCATATCCAGATTTATTTCATCAGTTAATACAGGAGTTTTTCTTCTTCTAGATGGTCTATCATCAATCTGTATTTCTTGTTTAGTTACAACCTTTTGCTCTTTAACTTTATTTTTACTACCCTTTGGCCTACCCCTTCTTTTTTCAGTAGTCATTTCCAAACTTCTCCTAAAATATTTAAGTAAACATGTTCTGCATTAAAAATAGGTTCTTTTGATTCTACTAACACAAATGAATCATATTTGTAAGGATTATACGCTATTTGTTCAGTATGGCAAGAGGAGCAAGATTCAATTGTACCTCTCACAAAAGCGTGAACATTTTTTCGTTTTTCACGTAATACCTTTTCTCGTCCAGCTTTCCGAACTACTAATTTTGCATCTTTTATATGAACATTATTTGTATGTTCAATTACTCTACCAGTTTTAGTGTCTCGTATACTCCAACAATGTTTATGTAAATTTCTATAAACTTCAACTTTCATATATCAAATAAATCCTTCTTTTTGTCAATACTAATATTGTAAAAAATTAGCTACTAGTACTTAATATTCTAGTAGCTAGGTTTAATATACTATTATATTTTAACCACAAGTTCCCCCCTGTAAAACCTGACGAAAAACCAAAGGGTGTTATATTCTTTTAAAAATTTCTATTGCTATGTCAGGTTTTTGGGAACAGTGTGCGGATTTTTAACCGCCTTATTTTGGATTATCCAGATTATCTGGCCTTGCCCCGGTGACGCTTTACCAAGGTGTAGATTACTCTACTATTCTCCAGTTCCCCATCGTCCACGGTCTGCTGTTAACAACTTACCCTCTCTGTTTAGGTCTAGGTCTGCCCTACAGAGTCTTAGGTGTCCTATTATTTCAAGGAACTTATCGGGGTTTTGGGTGCAATAGCTTTTTAAAGTGCTTGTTCTACTAAACTACAGCATAAAAATATTGTTGTCAACAGAAAAGAGGGGGAAAAATCCCCCAATTTTCTAGCTTGTTGAAATTGGAAGTGATTTCACTTGCCGTGGATGACCATTTTTAAATTGAATGGTTAGTATTCCATCTTTAAGTGATACTTCCGCACTATCTACATCGGCATCCTTTGGAAGCCTAATAGAACGACTAGATAATCCTTGAACTCGTTCTCTAAGAACATAATTTCCTTCTTCCTTATTGGAAGAAACATCAGTTTTGTTATTTATTGTAAGAATACCGTTCTCTACTGAAACATCCACATTGTCTACCGATACTCCCGGTAACGATGCTGTTACAGTAACAGTATCATTATTAGACACAACGTCTACAGGAATCACGTAGCTTCTGGACTCATCAGAAAATGTTGGGTAACTCAATAAACTACTAAACAAACTATCTGGGAACCCACTCCCAAAAAACGAATTAACCGGGTTATTTCTTCGTGCCAACATATAAAACACCTCTAAAAAATTTTCTAATCTTTATCTGACTAGTTGACACTAATTGTAAGCCATCTACAG